CTCTAAGGGCATCTTGACGACATGCTTGTCTGGTAGAACCATTGCTGAAGCACGAGGGTCCTGATTTGTAGCGAAGATATTCATAGAATAGATCTCGGTATAAACCAGTATGACACAGATTGCCAGTATTTGCCGAGGAGATATGCCTGATAAAAATCTGTCACATCATTCCAACTATTACGATAACTCTTCGGGTATATCGTAAGACTAATTAGAGCAAATACAACTACATGAAAGAAGTTTCCAGCAGGGTGATGACCCAACTGGAAACCAAGTAATCGTGCTTCATCATTTATACTATAACCAAGATTAAAGTGTAGATGAAGTTGATCGTGTAGTTTTGTGTCCTCACCTATGCCAGGAATCCAATTCTCAAGGAACAGGACATATGGATCTGGACCTTCCATCATCCAAAAGTAGAATCTGGTTCTAGGGCAACCCAGTAGTGGAGATTGTTCTTGACTCCTGTAAACTCAGCAAGTAGTTTCTGTGAGATTACAACCTCGTAGTTACCTTGGAGGATCTTGTTTGTGTTCTCAACCTTGAAGTTGAAGCAGAACTCTTCGTCAGTATCACCAACATCAACAGAGAAGATGTTAGAAGAATCGTTCTTCTTATCACGGACAACCAATGAGATGGTGCCGTCCTTACCGACTACGGAGAGGTCAGGAAGTTTGTAGACAGATGCTGCCTTGATCAACTGATTGAGTTGAGAGTGGTCTAGGGTGAAGCATACATCCTTAGAGGGCAACTCCAACTTCTTCTCAGGAGGAGCAACGATGACCTCTGGGTCAGCAAAGTGATAGTTTACCCGACGACGACCTTCACGGATAACGACATAGGTATCGTTAGTGAAATCCAGAGCATAGTTGTCGTGAAGGGACAGACCATTGAGGAACTCATTCAAGTCGTAGATAGCGAATGAGCGAGGAAAACTTTCCTCAACAACTGCTTCGGCAAGGATGTTCTTCATCACCGAAATAGTTCTCAATGTGTTACCTTCACCGACAATGATACTTTGATTGATGGATGAAAAGTTTTTGAGGATGGAAATAGTTGAATCAGATAGTTTCATTATAAAGTCAATAACCAATAGGTGAATGTGTATCGGTGGGATTTTCGTCCGTAGTTATGGGTAGATCGGAGAAATGATACAGAAGCATAGCATAATGGATTACCTTCAAAATGTCAAGGCGATTCTTACCACCTTTCTTTCCAAAGCGAGAAAGGTACTTGATCGCATTGCTTCGGCAGAACGCCTCAGCGTCTCCTATAGAGGCGATTAGGTCCAGTGTCTGAACCTTTGACTCATCGCCAACATAGTGACCGTTGTAGGTGCTGGAGAGGTAGGTTTCAATTTCACGAAGAATCTTACCTTCGTCATACTTCCAGAATGTATAGTCCTTTGTATCTGTAATTACGACCTTCTGACGAGGGAGATCAAAAGAAATTGTATCTTCGCCAGGTGCTCCACCAAGAAAAGTCATTTCGTTTACTGGTTGAGCAGCAACAAAGTTGAAATCATCTGAAGGAAATTCATAAGTTCCATAGGCGGTATCATTTTTAGGTCTGTCTTCGCCGTATTTGTAATCAAATAACATAGCCCAAGAGTTAGTCATGCATAAGTATTTTACTTATACATTATAACACCATTTGATTTATTTTGCTACTACCTGACGAGAATTTCTGTTGCTGAAATAGAAGTACCAGCAACTACTGATGGAGCACCTGGAGTTAAAGAAATGGTTCCATCACCCAAAACATAATATGTTCGTGCTGTTGTGAGACCAGTTTGATTAGAATCAACTCCCCCTAGAATGGTTACTGCACCTGTTGATCCACTAGAAATACCAGCCGCTGCCATACCAATGTAATTTTCTGCCGTGAGATCAGTAGCGGCGCTTTGTTCGGCATTAAATACTTTTGCATCACCGGTACCGGAAGTACTACCAGCATCATTATATGCAATAACAACTCGGTCTTCGTCTGGATCAAATACAAGAGAAGTGCTAACTGATTCTTGTGAGTTAACTTGTACTTCAGTATCAAATGTAATAGATCTATTGTTAGTACCACCAACAGTACCAACAATTACTTTAGCATAACCGTTGTCGGCCACATCCTTATAAGAGACAATTACTTTATTATCGGTGGTATCATAAGTAGCTGATAACTCAGCAGTTGCAGCAGCATGGAAGGTAACAGGAGTTCCCCAAGTAATGGTGTTGCCACTTAAAGATCCAACAATTGCCATACCATAACTGTTATTACTTGCATCAATATAAAAAACAACTATCCTTTCAGTGTCTGGATCATATACTGCTGTTCCTCCACCAGTAGCAACTGAATCTAATTGAGAACCAGCGACCCAAGTTTGAGAGTCCGTTGCACTATATGTTCCAACAGCATAATATGCTTTGCTGGATTCTGAAGCATTACCATAAACAACAATTGTTTTACTATTTGCGGTATGGAATACACCTGTAACCCAAGTGGGGTTGTCATCAGTAATTTGTTGAGTAGCACCTAAACTTAGTGTGTCATTAGCATTCACCTCTCCAGTAACTGACCGGACTTCAGTGTCCGTATTATTCCATAGGAAGACTAACTTATCATTGGTCGTATCATATAATGTTACGTTATCGTTTATAGAATTTCCATAGAATGTTGTTTCGCCGCTACTACCCCACTGGAAACTTGACCCACTTACTTCACCCAAATGATATGTTCCAGCATCATTATTACCACCATTTGCGTAGAAAACAATTACCTTACCTTCATCAGGATCATATAGAAGTGAAATATGATCAATAGAACTAGCGGAGAAAACAACAGGAGAACCAAAAGAAATTGAATTATTACTTGAATTTACAGTTCCGACAACTACTTTTCCTTTATTAGAATCACCACCATCAATGTAACCAACAACCACCTTCTGATTCTGAGTATCATACACAGATGTATGACCTGAGAATTTTATAGCGGGTCCACTTTCAAACTCCACAGCACTTCCAAGTGAACCACCCGTTGCTGCTCCCCCTAAACCAGCAAAACTAATAGTTCCATCTTCTCTCAATATTACTGGAGCTCCAGCAACAATACCGGTTCCAAATCCCACAAAGTTATGAGTACCACCACTACCACCACCTGATGCTGAAATAGCATCGTCCACGTACTTCTTAGAAGTCGCGTGGTGGTCGTTGGTCGCCATGAATGGTGCGCTAGAGTTATTACCTAGCAAGATGTTTCCGTTACCCAAAACACCGAAGGTAGAACTACCATTGGTCTTAACATTGAGGTTATATTCAGTACCAGCACCAGTGCTGTCGTTTACCTCTAAGTGGTCCTGAATAGTAGTAATGCCAAGTGTGAAGACATTTCTAACAGCAATGTCACCTGTTCTTAGTCTCTCAGAAGTGAGCATACCACTCACAAGAACACCAGTATTAGTGGTCTCTAATTTCTTACTATTATTAAAATATAATTCAATACCAGAACCAGCTTGTGCTAAAAGACTGGTCTTAGTTTCATCTGGATTAGAAACCTTTAGTGTATTAGTTCTTAGTTTGAGATTGCCCTGACCTGACTCATCTAGGTAAGTATGGTCACCATCGTGGTGCATACTGAAGTCAGAAGAATCGCCAAGGATAATTTCTGCGCTATCTGGAAGTGTGATTGATGATTGGGTAGACGCCATTGAGATGTTAGAGATGGTGGCGACACCAGTAACATTCAAACCATCAAAGTCTGTTACAAGAGTACCTATCCCAGACCCACTAATAAACTCATCTACGGTGACTCTGAGGAGTGACCCTCCCTCAGCATCGTAGATGAGCACTTCATCGGCACCAGTTACATCAGAGACACCACCTTCGGTTTGCTCTGTGATTGCTTTGGAAGATACTTTAGCATCAACCAATCCAATAGTAGCGATACCGACATTATCAATATCTTTACTATTGGAGATGATTACTTCACCATTAATCTTGTAACCCATTTTGCCTAGGAGATAGGTGTATCTCCTATATTTATATTAACTCATGACGTATGGACCCTGAAGGGGATATCTTGACCTTCGTGAGAGATGACGAAGTCAGCATCAATCTTGTCATAGAGGTCAAGGAATGCTTGGCGTGTCTCATCATCAAAACGATTGAGGCAAACGTTGATTGCCTTTGACTTATCACCAAAGATGCTGTAAGCACGAATGATGTGGACAAGGCGACGGGTAGAGATAACTTCATCAACACCACCATCATAGAATGTCTTACGGATGATGTCACCCCAGTCACAGAGACGCTTACAGAAGTCATCATCAGAGACTCCAACAGACTTAGCGTATCCCTTGAGCAACTTAGTCTCAGTAGCAACAGAGGGGTATGCCTGCTCAAAGGTGATAGGAAAGCGCTCTAGAAATGCCTCATTGAGAATATTGGTTCCAATAAAGCGACCGTCATCCGAGCCCTTACCTTTAGTATTAGCAGTTGCGATAACATTGAATCCATCCTTCGGTTGAATGTATTTACCAATCTTCTTCAGGAAGAGTCCCTTGCCCTCTAATACTGACTGTAAGCAGAGGATCTTGTTACTGGCGAGGTCAATTTCGTCCAAGAGAAGCACTGCCCCCCGTTCCATTGCTTCGATGACTGGTCCGTTGTGCCAAGATGTATTCCCATCAACAAGCCTAAAACCACCCAAAAGATCGTCTTCATCAGTTTCAATAGTAATGTTTACCCGAATGATTTCCCGGTTGAGTTGAGCACATGCCTGCTCAACTGAGAAGGTCTTTCCGTTACCAGAGAGACCAGTAATGAATGTAGGATAGAACATTTTTGACTTAATGATCTTCTTTACATCATTAAAGTTACCAAAGGAAACGAAGTTTGCGTCCTTCTCAGGAACAAGGTTGCGCTGAACAGCAGCAGGTGCAGAGAAAGTCTCTTCCAACTCTTCTACAGTTTCAGCAGTGACTTCAAGATTCCACTTACCACGACCAACTTTGTATTCATCAAGACGACGAGTCACAGTCTGGTAGTTAAGACCCTTTGAGGCACAGAAACCACGGATATCAGCAGCGGTGATTTCAGAACGATAGTCTTGGAGCAGAGACTCAACGATTTGATCGGTGGTCATTGTGATACGGTTCATAGTTTGGTCTGTGTTGTATGTAGACATTATAGAAGAAAAAAGCATCCTCAATGGGATGCTATGGACAGTTTTTGGAATGGTCAGGCAATGAGATCAATGAAATCACTGAGAATCTTTTTGTTGACCTTCTTACTCTTGAGAGACTTGGCGAATGCCGATTTGATCTTTGCCTTGGAAGCATCATCATCAACCTGAAATTCAGTGCTCTGTTGAAGTTGATTATTGGAGATGATGAAATACTTATCGTAACCAGCATCAGTAATGGTGACGGTCTTTTCCTTTTTCCATTTAGAAATCTGCTGATCGTCATAGTTGGTTGCTTGTCGAATGAAGTAACCATTACTACTTTCTAGAATACGAATTCCAGTGAAAGTGCTCTCAGGGAACATGTCTTTCAAGTCATCCAAAACGAATTTAGTGAATGAAACATAGTTAGAAGATTCACTTCCCAACCAAGAAGTGACTCCAGTCTTACGATTACGAATGTAACAGTTAGAATTTATAATCACTCGTACCAGTCCCTTTTGAGGAGTTCCACCGGTTACATCATACTCCCTTACATATCGAGACTGAGCAGACTCTCCATCAGTAAGAACCATCACATGTGCTTTTTCAACACCAGTCCGTGATTTGAAATCAGGCAGAAGAGTCCTTAGAGTCATCAGTGCCTCATTCAATGGTGTTCCACTCAAACCAACTCTAGATGGAACGCAGGTTCCGTAATTGTAGGTGAACATAGCAGCAATCATATAAAGGGTCTCCATCTGCCGGTTGAGTTCCTTTCGGGATGTTCTGCTTGTAAGAACATTCAACAGACTGAAAGAGGGGTCATAATGAAACTCGTTTGGATTTCCGTATTCAAATCCATTATCACCCTCCGCCCACTCATTAGTGAATGTGTAAACATCGAAGGGGATATTTACTTTATCACAGAACATCACCACTGATAAGAGTTGCCGGACAGTATCTTCAATAACATGGCACATAGAACCAGACCAATCAAGAACGAACACGAGGCCGTGGTTCTTGCCGTTTGGTAGCGTGGTGACTTTTTTGAAGAGGTCTTCATTGTACTTATAGGTGTGTAGTTTGGTGCAGTCAAGGACACCAGTTCGAGATGTAGAGGCACGAGCATAAGCATCTGCGGACTTCTTACACTCAAACTCCTTGACCATATAGTTGACTTCGGACTGAATATCTTTACGGAATTCCTGGTAACGAAGACGAGGATATTTGAACATCATATCTTCAATGTCTTCTCTACTTCTATTTTCTCTGGACTCCATTAGAGTCCTGATGATATGCTTTTCCCATGTATCATTGATATAAGTATATATTTCTCCATTATCGACACAGATTTTTTTCAAATCTGCTGTAGGAATTTCAAGATAAACTGGGTCAGACCTATGTGAAGATGTTAGAGACTCCAGTTTCTCACTGAGTTTATCAACGGTCTTAATATCTTCTGAAAGGTAATGATCTCCACCAGAATTGGTAGGTTCAGATTCTTGCTTAACTTCAGAATCATCACTTTCACTTTCACCAGAATCATCCGAGGATTGACTTTCTTGTTGCTCACTTTGATTCTGAGGTTGCTGATCTTCTGTCTCATTAGACTCAGAATTTTCATTACTCTCAGGTGCTGGTGCATCAAAATCTTGTTGCTGATCTTGATTCTCTTCTTTCTGTTGCTCATGCAACTTGTATAGTGCCTCAGCAGCATACACCATCTCCTCAAAGGTATTAGCATTCTGAATACTACCAACTACCGAATGTTCTTCTTCTGTGAAGAAAGGAACATTGATGAAATGACCGATCTTGAAATATAGATTTACTCGGTCAGCGATAGACATTTGAGAGATGTCCTCATCAGCAATACCAAAAAAATCATCATCATATAGTTCCTTGTATCCATTGTAGAAGGTCTTAGGCAATCCACCAAAGCGAGTCTTAATCAACTTTTCAATACGAGCATCCTCAGCAATATTGATGTAGATACCAGGAACCTTAGCAATCTCGTTCCAATCATCAGCAGGAGTAAAGATAGCATGACCAACTTCATGGGCAATCAAGAGATCAAATACCATGCTAGATGCTTTCTCCCACCGAGGCAGAGTCAGGACACGACGATCAACATCAAATGATGCCGTAGACACATTACGATGCTCAATGATAAGATCCTCAGTGGCGAGGAGTTTAGCAAGAGTTCCTTTGACTTCTAAGTTGACCATAGTGATTGCTGTGTATGTGATTATTATACGGCAAAAAAAGACCCCCATTTAGGGGGTTGTACCACTTGTCTAAGTGGTTCTCCTATAC